TGCCACTGCCCGGCAGGATCCCTTAACAGGGTAGCGATCAACGTATCCATTCTTGGCCTGTAGCATTACACTACTATTCAAGACACTGTGATCTAGTTGGTTGTACATAATACATCCCAGCCACAGTTGTAATAACCATTTAAGGAGATACTCAATGGTATCTAAAGATATTAATTCCTTGAATGAAATTAAATCTGGTAACTTCCTAAATCTTTTTAATAGATTTAGGATACAAGAATTCATAAGATCGTTAGATCGTCTTATGATTGTTGAATCAATCCCAGATGAATCCCGCAACTGGATTGTTAGGAGGTTATATAGTTGCATTCACAGCTACATAAAACATTATTCCTTGTTAGATAATGATTCTAAAAGGGAGGAATATCGTGAAGCATCCAAGAGACACCAACGACAATTAAACTCTATAATAACTTATGTTATTCAGAGTTTCAAAACTGATGGATTATCAACAATAATCACATTAGAAAGATATCATATCAAAATTAAAGTTGATACGATAGAATTATTTGATCAAAGGGTTAATCCTAGATCATTTATAGGGTGGTATGAAATATTAAAAATATTTCAACACTGTGAAGATATGACAATAGAACAAATTATTGTCATAGCAAGAGTATTAACAACCTTATATGGAATTGTTAATGAAGTAGTTTTACGACCTGAAGAAAAGGATCGTGAAACTTTAAAATTAGTAGATTTGTTAAGCAAACCTGCTAAATATTCTAGTATTGATGATTTTATATCATCAAATACTAATGGTAATCCTGATATACATCAAGGTATAGAGGATTTAAAAGAGACAATACAGCTTATAAAGCTGTATTTGAATAGTAATATTCAGGTGCCATTTTGGGCTACTGATATTGTTACTAGCTTAAGACGTCTTGAAAGAAATCAAAGACTATTCGTTTATGATAACATAAATCCTATGTTATCATTAAATTCAACTTGTACTCATATGAAATATAAGCACAAGACAATAACAGTGCCAGGAATTTTTGCTTCCTGCCTGGAACCAGATTACTTTAAGGAGAATTTTCCTAATAGTAATTTCGACTCTATTGTAGGTTTTAAACAAACCTATAAAATAGATATGGAAGATTTTATCAAGAAATACAAGGTAAAATCTAAAAGAAGGTTTTCTGTATCGATAGATCAGAAAAAGCCTAAACCTAGAATTATTCATCCACTGAATAATTCTGAACAAGATCGATTAATCTATTTTCATAGGTTAATGGAATATGTGCTGTCAAACTTACCTTCTGATTGTATGTTTGATCAGACAAAAGGACCACAACATATTAAAGATGTTATGGTAAATAGAGATCAAGATGCTATTTACTCTCTTGATCTAACGTCTGCAACAGATACTTTTAATATCGGGTTGCAATATTTAATTATTAAAGATTTAATCTTTAATAATAATGACCATGCAGAAGAGTTATCAAATGTATGGTTAGATATCATGAGAAGTGAAACTTCCATTGATATTGGGGGAACTGAAAAGAAATTCAAGTTCTCAAATGGGCAGCCACAAGGCTTCTTAAGCTCTTTTACTGCTTTCTCATTGGAACATCATATTGTGATGTTAACAGTGTTAAGAAAATCAAATATGGTTATAAAACCAAATGATTTTTATAAAGTATTAGGGGATGACTGCCTAATAACTACCTATGATAAAGATATGGTGATCCCAGATCTTTACATACATTATATCAATTCAGCGAATGTTGAATGTAATATACAGAAAGGTTATTTGTACAATCCAAATAATCCTGATAGATCAGTTAAGATTGCAGAATTTGCAAAGCAACTGATAATAGATGGGTCGGAGTTAACCCCGATACCAATCACCTTACTATCACGAACTGATACAATTAGTGATAGTATTGCCTTATGTGGATGGTTCTCAAAACATTCAGATAAGAGATGGAAGTTAAGTAATTTGAAATATTATTTAACTTTATGGAATAGATTTGATAGTGAATACTATTCATCTATACTTGATTTAATGGTAATGTTATCATTACCAGGAATATTATTTGAATCGTTTGAACGATCATTTAAACGATTAATGACAGGGTTTACTAGAGATGATACTCTAATAATCCAAAGATTACTAATGAATACTTTAATTTATTCAGTAGTAGATAGACTTACAGGGACAAAAGATATCCCTGAAGGTATTGAAGGCTTAATTAAGGTTTCAACCGAAATTAAACCTATAATAACCAGCCTTAACGATCGAGCTAAGGTTGATAAAAATAATAAGGTATTGATCCTTAAAGAATCAATACAAAATATCTTTTACACATTTAAAGAATTGTGTAATAGGTACATCTCATCTGGTAAATTAGATGATGATGATATTTTATTGGCTTGCATGATAATGCAGATCAATAATAAAGATCAAGGTGCTGATAAAATCAGTAACCTGATAAAAGCATTTGATTTACTTTTAGTAAATCCATATGATATAAGCAACGATGATCAAGTAGATTTAGTTGCTAATCAAATGTTAAATTTATTTAAGGAATTTAACATAACAATCGATAGAAGTTGGAATAACTTCAATCGTCATATACCAATTGACTTCTTAAATGAAGCAATTAAAGTGGTCGATGATTTATTGAAAGATAAATCAATGAACCATGGTCTATACGTTGGTGAGAACGGATACGATGTTCAACCTGATAGTATAACCTATCACGGTAATGTCTTATCAAATAATCTTATATTTGATATAGATGATATTCCCGAAGATAGTGAGTCTATATGGGAAGATGTTATGTAGTATCTATAAGTTAGATACTTATGGGTATAGGGGAGTACACTTTGTGAGTGTATCCACTTTGGATAATACTAACAGAGGATCAC